AGTTTTACATTTTTATTTATTAGTATTAAATGCATTATTTAATTTTTCTAGTAATTTTGTTATAGCGCATACATCAACTCTTACATCTTTTTTATTTGCTAACTCATTTTCTGATAATACGGCTTTAACTAATTTTCTACGTTCACCAATACGAAAGAGTAACAAACTGAGATTACGCTTTCTAACCGCTTCTTGATCTAGTCTACGTTGTTCTTGTGCAGCGTTAACAGCAAATAGTAAAGCCCCATTTTGGTCCATATTTAGCGTATCAAGAGCCCATTGTCTTAATTCTGCTATATCTAATTCATATGATATATCACTTACTGATGCAAGTAAATCAGATAAATCATCCATTTAATTTACACTAATATTTTATTTACTTATATAACTTTCAGTATTTAATTTATTGAAAACATAATATATTAGATATCCAGTTACAACTATAATTAGTATCATAATTATGACAAATATATTAGTTGGTATGAAAGGTAAAACTGTATTGCTATCGGCTGTAGTTTCTGCACCTCCTAGTGCTGTATTTGAGAAAATAGTAGGTGTATCATTACTGTCTGTCATTTTATTATAATAACTAAAATTGATTATTTAATAAATTAGTTACTTAAATTTAGAAATGGCGTCTAAAAATTTTTGTATATGTTGTTCAGAAGAACTAGAAAAAAGCGTGATTATACATAAAACCCGTAGACAGACACATCAATTATGCTACGAGTGTGCAGAAAGCTATTTATCTCCAATCATTAAGATGATGACAAATAACATCCGGAGGAAAAATCATATGGATGTTAACAATTTATCTATTAAATGTCCAGGAACTTACCATGGCAAAATGAGGAATAGATGTAATATTAATATCCATATCAACTCTTGTAACATGCTAGGCAGTACATTTAAGGTTGGTGATGATTTTCCTCTATATACTGACATTGTACGTATACAAACTGTTCTTAGAATACCAAACACAATAATATGTATAAATGATAATTGTGGTAACGTCATAGAGATTGGTAATGATTCCCAGATAGTAAATTGTACATCATGTAATTTGACATGGTGTAATGATTGTTTAACAGAACCGTACCACCACGGTTTATCTTGTTTAGAATATTATTTGCAAACTGAAAATACTGAAGATACAAAATATATGCGTGAGCTTAAAAATAAGGGTGAACTTAAATTTTGTCCATCTTGTCATGTTGCAACTGTTAAGGAAAAAAATGTAGAAGGTACGGATGTTGGTTGTAATAAGATAACTTGTGCTACATGTGGTATAAAATGGTGTTGGTTGTGTCAAAAACAGAATATTGATTACGATCATTTTAATCCAAAAAGTAAAGAACCATGTTCTAATAAATTATGGTTGGGTACGATTGGAGATAGATAAAATATATATTTTATATTGTAATAATATAAAATATGTCAAATCCTGAATTAAATAATTATTATGACATGAGATTTAATCCACGAGATGTTAACAATAATTTTGCAACTGTAGTATCTAATTTCTCGTCATCAGATACAAGAAACTCCTCAGTCACTATTGAAAAGAATTCCATATCAAAATATACTAGTTCCTCTCAACGAGGACCAATGTTGATGAATATACCTAAAAATATCTCGATAAATTCTATGGATGGATTAAATAATCCCATTATTATTGACGGTGGATTAAAAAATATTGTTGGATATGTACCAAGTAACTTTGGTACTCTGGCGGATCTTGCAACAATTCCTCTTATAAATGCAGTTAGTCCACTTGCTCCTACTCAAGAAGTTGCAGTAGGTTCCTGGCCTGCCGACTTCAACACCAATCCTGTTAACTACTCCAGGTTACTTAAGTTTGAAGGATCTACTTTAGCAGGTGTTCGTAGAGGTAGATTCAAGGTTGTAAAAGTAACTATAGATAACAACGGTACTACCATTGCTAATGGAGCTAATGAAAATAATGGGTTTTTAATAGGTTTTAGTTCTAATCCGAACAACGCATCTCCGGGCAATTTGAATGTTCAACCTCGGCTTATAAGCCGAGCTCTAAGAATAGGAATTAACTCTCCTGGAGGAATTTCTAGTGAAGTGGGTGTTAGCGATTATTCACCAGACACCGGAGCAGATGGAGCAGTGCTTGGTGGTCTGGGTGAAGTTGGTGGTCTGAATCACAACGATACTCTAAATGTTGATCCGGAGACTGCTACTCAGTTTATAACTGTACAAAATAACACTAACGGAGCCTTAACCGAGGGTGATTTAAGAGTCACAATTTGGTTTTATTATTATTAATTTTTAATATCAAGTTAGAATAAAATGAATTCTTCAAACGCAAATAGTGGATTTTCCGGGATTCGTTCCAGTGAACCGATGCTTTTACCAAATACTTTGCAACCAACTGCAGATATTAAAAATACTACTGTCCAAACTCCAGGATTTCCAAAAGAGACTGCTTATTCATTCCTATCGGATTTTTCTACGTATCATTATACTGATCCAGTACTTTTACAAACAACACAAGAAGCTCTTTTAGGTAGTATCACAGAGCCTACAGGTAACCTGAAAAAATTAGTTGGATATACACCTATAGAATTTATTGGTTTAACTAACCGTTCACTATTTTTATTAGATGTTCCAAACAAAAGTTTACCTTTAAACGAAGACGGAAGTGATAACTATAATGATAATAGTTATGTTAGATTTCCATCCGGGTCGAATTCAAAAGTTATCAAAGTGGTTGCAGAGAATTATGGTTTATATAACATTGGACCTAATGGTCCACTACCAATAGATATAGGAGGAGGAACAGGAGGAGGACAACTAAGTTTAGGTCATGACTCGGCGCCGCCCGTACCAGGCGCTTTTGGTCAATTTATAAACGGTTTTAGTACTAGTAGTCTTAATTTTCCACCTGGTATAGTAACACAAACTGGTTTCGAAGATACACAAGCAAGAATTGGACAGTCTGGGTTGTCTTCAGAAGATTCAGCACCAAATGTAGCTACCGTGGATCCGGAACATTATATTGTTGCCCAAAATACAACTTCTGATCCAATCACTGGTATTGGTAGTGGAATAAAAGTAACTATTTGGTTTTCTCAAGAATAATAATCCCGTGTTAATTTTTATATTTCTTATAATATAGTAAATGGCAACTAATCCTCTTCCCGTTCCTAATGGACCTAGTAATACTTTTAGTGTTATACACTCTAATTTTTCTGGAAATATCGCAGATAATTTAAATTCAAATGTATGCATTACTAACAATCAACAAGTTACTGAAACAGATGAATCCCACGAAGACGCTCCTATTCTTTTTAATACATTAACTATTAATTCTTTAGCGTCAAGTCAACCATTTTTACAAAGAATACAAAATTTTAACATGATTAAATTAGTGGGTTATAGTCCAGAAGTTCCAGACGGTGGTATTACAACAAATTTTTGGTTTTTAAACGCTCCTGGATTAACTGCAGCAACATCTCCTCTTACTGATAGAAGAATTATGAGAGTTCCAAATAATCATCTTTTTGCTGAGCGTCCTTATATTATATTAAAAGCAACTTTGGAAGATGGTCGTACTAGACCATCATGGGTCACACATGATCCACAACCTCCTTTCACAACTAATAGCATTGTAGACCCAAATGGTGTAGAAGCAAATAATTCTACTACTAATCCACCAACAGCTCAAGATGGTGTGCTCCCCATAACTATTTTTGACGCTACCACTAGTGAAAAAATTGTATCACCTGGTGGTTCAACAGTTCAGGGTGGAATAGATAATACGAATAATGGTATATTCAGTTTTGGTAATATACCTAACAATACAGGTATATACGGTGGTAGAAATCCTGGTGCCGGAGGTGCTACTGGTGGTGGTGGTGTGCAAGTTACAGCAGGTCATAGATTTGTTTTTATTATAAATCCTGGTAGTACAATAAGTGCTGGCTCTCTAAAATTTACAATTTGGATGTACAAACAACCAACTCTCCAAGTATTAGGAGAAATATAAACTATTTAAAAACAAAATATTATTATATTAATAACATATAAGTTACTACTCTATACATTGGTTACACTATTCGAAAGAGAGTGTATAGGGGAATCCAATACTTTTACAACCCAAATATAATAAGAAACAATCGTAAGGGTATTGGAGTTACATTTCAAGGGAGGTGTGAGAATAATTGTTTGAGAGTTGAAATTGACATATCGAATTGGCCACTCGATATGATTGATTTCCTCCCTATGGTTATTTTTATATGTACTTTGAACCGTCATTGTGACATTATATTTTTATAAAGAAGATACAGAAAAACATATATAAATTAAAAATATTCCGTGCACGGCAAATTTTTAGGTCACCTGTTTAGGTGACCTAAAATTACATAATTATGAACTCTGCTAGGGATTAATACAGGATGGACTTTGGTCGCACAATTGCGAAGCTTCTGGACTAGGATTACAGTGTACTGCACCCTCAGGTAAACGGAATGAGTTATCAGCGCCAGGGGTCGGGTCAAAAAGAGGTGTTTGATCATCTTGTACACAACCAGTGCTTCCTGCTGGACATGTGTATCTACGACCGGGTACTGGACTAGTTGGGCTGCAAACGTATTCGGACATTTGTACACCAGGGTTGCAATAAGTGGGTGAATCATCCTCACACCAAGGACTTATAGCTGGATTACAATAAAAGGTGTGTCTTGGATCCAAGACAGCAAAATTATTACAAACGTGCTGTTCGAAGTTAGCACCTGGTGGACAATAAGTGGGTGAATCGTCAAAACAATCGTTATCTTGTCCAGGTTCAGGAATACATCTAAATGTATGATGGACACTTCCGACGGGAAAATTGTTACAATAATGAGTTTCTTCAACACCGTCAGCACCACCACAACGGGTGGGTGAATCATCATAACAATCGGGATCCCTTTCGTTACATTGGAAATATTTTCTGACTTGTCCATTGGCATCAAAACAGACATGTGTTTGTCTTGTGTTCATACCGTCATTTATATTGCTGGTATCGTGAATATCTTCACATCCCTCATCAAATGCATAATCCGTAGATAAATTAGGTTCAAGATTGTTAACATACGAAAAGTCATGTCTTGGTCTCCAACCGGCTTCACGTTCCATGATAATAGGCTCTGTTGAATGTGCTTGTCCTCTATACCATCTGGGGTATGGGAATGTATCGTGATCTGTCACTACTTGGTTAGCTTGTTTTGTCGTTGCATAATAGGGTATATTTTGTTTCTTTTTCCTGATTTGTTCCTTAATGTTGTCAACATTTAGGGTGTTAAGAAAATTTGAATTGAATGGTTGGCGTTTTTTCGTTGGTGGTTCTTGGTTAACTTTAGGGAAATCATTAAAAAATTTAGAATCTTTCGGTTTGGGTGATGGTTTGGGTGAGTGCATGTGTGATGGTTTGGGTGATGGTTTGGGTGTTGGTTTGGGTGTTGGTTCAGGAAATCTGGAATCAAAGTGTTTAGAATTTGAGTTACGAGAATTCACACTAGAGTTCACACAAGATTTTTGGCATTCTTCCTTATTTCCAAATTTTCCTTGTCCATTTTTGACAAATACACAACCATCTTCCGTACAATTGAAGTATTTTTTATTACCACCTTGACTATAATTAACAGTTATTATTGTTGTTATAATTAAACATAACGATACTAATATACCAAATATCATTTTATAATATAGAAAGAAAGTTTTAATTTCCTTAAGGTAATTAAAATTTAATAGTAATCCTCCATAGCGGTATTTGTTTCCTTAACACACAAAGCTATATTACCCCCAGTAGCCTTAAGACTTGCGAATGCCGTAGATTCATCCGAAGTCTCTGTTATACTTGGTTGTTGAGTTGGAATTGTGTTTTCCTGGGGACCTTCTTGTGTTTGTTTCGCAATTTCAGCATTTGGTTGAACATAAAAATGAGAAGACTGTATTGCAAATGACATATTGTTTATCTTCCTAAAGATTTTTCTTTAAATTATTAAATTTCAAGTCCAGAAAATTTATAATAGGCACCTAGTTTTGTATTGGCTAACTGTCCAACCGTACCGATCTTTCTCATGGTTGTATAGATTCCCATCAGGATATCTAATGCAATAATTGGATTTACTAAAATTCTGTTCATGACTTCGTCATTATCAATAGCCTTAGGGTCGACAACATAATCACTAGCTAGGGGACAATCATTGCTAGGAGCAATTTCATAAATCCACGGAGACGACGGTACATTAGGATCAAATCTACGGAATTTTTTAACTCCCGAAGAACTATATAAATACTTACGCGCTGCAGTATTTCTCAATAAAATATTACCTTGTGTCATGTATATACTAGGGGGTGAAAAATTGCAACCCGCAATCTGATTAGGTAGGGATATATTACCATTTTGAGCAGCAATATCACAGTAACCATCCCACCCTTGCGCACAATAATCAGACATAAACATCTGACATTCTTTGCAATCTTGACCAAAGTTTGCAGATGATGCACCGTGTAAAAATTGTTGATAAATACCCCCATTTACACAATATGTTAGTGGATTATTCTTATCTGGATCAACATCTTTAGGACCAAAATTCGATATACTTGTATAAGTGTAGTTCATTATTTATTACTAATTGAGATATTATCAAAAAATAAAATTGACAAACTTAAAAAATTGGATTCTTAAATATAAACATGACATCGTTCACACAAAAATATACAAATATTCAACCTGTAACCAGTAGGTTCAATCTTGATAAATCTACTATTGATACTATCAAATCCCTTACACCCAATTTTGGTTTTAATGGATTAGGAGAAGTTGTATTCCGCCGCACTTATTCACGCGATAATGAATCGTGGGCTGATGTGGTAATTAGAGTTATGCATGGCGTTATGTCTATCCACAAAGAACACTATATCAAAAACTCACTGCATTGGGACGACTCAGAATGGTCAAGTTTTGCCCATAATATGGCAATCTCCCTATTCCATATGGAATGGCTCCCTCCAGGCCGTGGTCTATGGATGATGGGTACTGATTTCACATATCAACGAGGTTCAACTGCCCTCAACAATTGCAGTGCTACTGACACAACAAATGACTTGGTCCATAGCGCCGAATGGACCATGGACTGCCTCATGAATGGAGTCGGTGTTGGATTTTCCACTCACTGGAGGGGACACGCAACTATGCCTATTAAGGAAGACTATGAAACCTATGTAATTCCAGATTCCCGAGAGGGATGGGTTGAAAGTCTTATTAAACTCATGTGCGCATACATAGATAGCGAAAAATATGGTAAAAATAAATTCCCCAAGTTCGATTACTCAGTTATTCGTCCCAAGGGACAACCAATCAAGGGATTTGGCGGAACTGCATCTGGCCCAGATCCACTCCAAAAAATGCATACTCGCATCGAAATGTACCTAGATGCATTTTGCAAAGGTAGATTGGAAACAACTGCCAAAGTATATGATGAAGTCAAGAACAGTGATGGTACTAGCACGTGGCAAGAAGTAGAGAAGGATATTTCCAAGCCATATGGACACTCACGTCTTGTTGCGGACATCTTTAACGCAATCGGTGCATGCGTCGTTGCCGGAAACGTCCGTCGCTCCGCAGAAATATGCCTAGGGGATGTCGAAGATCAGGAATTCGTTGATCTCAAGAACTATACCAAAAATCCCGAACGCTCAGAGATAGGCTGGATGAGCAATAATTCAGTCGTTCTTCGCGCCGATCAAGACTATGAAGACTTTTCCCATATCCCAGAGATCGCAAAACGAATCATTGATAATGGCGAACCAGGAATGATCAACCTATACAATATCCAGAAATACGCACGTTACGGCAAAGAGAAACACGATGATGGGACCCTAGTAAATCCCTGTGGAGAAATCTCCCTAGAGAACTTCGAATTGTGCAATCTCGCAGAAGTATTCCCACCAAGATGCCGTGGTAAATCAACCTTTTACTTAGCACTCAAATATGCCACTTTCTATGCCAGTACGGTCTCCCTATTACCGACACACCGTCCCGAGACTAATGCTGTTATTGCTAAGAATAGGAGGATCGGAGTAAGTATATCGGGTATCGCTCAGTGGGCTAGTAGCCAATGTCTATCGGATGATAACTTGTGGGGTGAAATGAATTATACCAAAATGACAACCTACCTACGTGAGGGATACAAAGTTGTCAAGAATTATAATGCCGAGTTAGCTCGCAAAGCCGGAGTACCTGCATCCGTACGTGTTACAACAGTAAAACCGTCTGGAAGTATTTCGCTTTTGGCTGGGGTTACCGCCGGAGTTCATTACCCCGTCAGTCGTTTCGCAATTCGACGAATGCGTATTGGCAAGGATTCACCCCTAGTTGATTCCCTAGTCAAGGCAGGAATTCCACACGAGGACGATACTTATTCAGATAATACTTTGGTATTTTCATTTGCGATTGATCATGGGAATGTTCGTCCATGTGACGAAGTAAGTCCATGGGAACAATTTTCTATTGTAGCAATGTTGCAGAGGTGTTATGCAGACAACTGCGTATCCGCAACAATCTATTTCGACAAGGAAAAGGATGCTTCAGACGTAGAGAAAATGTTGGCAATGTATATTCCTATTCTCAAGTCTGTTAGTATGTTACCACATTCGGGACATGGATACGCACAGGCTCCGTATGAACCTATTAACGAGGAAAAGTATGAGGAACTGAAAAATTCATACAAATTACCTGACTTTGACAACGTTAAGGGTAATGTTCCGGAGGGTAGTAAATACTGTTCGGGTGATACGTGCGAATTATAATTTTCTTTTACTACAATAAAACAATGGACTCATTAATGAATAATCCACTTGGAATGCTAATTAGTTTATGGTTCTTCTTAGTACTTGTGTACATGTCAATAAGAATCTTCAGAGGTAAACAATTTTACAAAGATGGATCTTCATGTAAACGAGGAATTTTTACAGGTTTATTTTCTGATGAGAATGCATACTACACTGAATGTTGCAAAGCGAGTGAAGATTTTTGTAAGGTCTTTAATACTGCTGTATGGCCAAGTTAGAATAATTGACTATTATATTACCAAGTAATATAATAATTTAAAAATGATTCCTATCTTTAATTTATAGGAGAATAATGACAAATATAAAATAATGGATCACGCCTCTTTCTTTATCAAAAACAGAGCACTATTTGGTAGTTTCCCTACCCAAGAATCAGTAGAAGAATTGGAAAAGGAGGGTGTTAGGCATTTCGTAAATTTAACTCATGACTATGAGAGAAAAATAACACCTTACAGAACCAATTACAATTACATATCGTATCCGATCAAAGATCACCGTATACCAGAAGATACTAATAAATTTGCCATATTTATAATGGAACTATGCAAAATCATTTTATCCCTGAAAAAAAATGAATTACTCTACGTGCATTGTAAGGGGGGTCATGGTAGATCTGGTGTTGTAGTATCAGTTATACTATGCCATTTATTTGGTTTAAGTCCGCAACAAGCACTAGAATATACTACAAAATATCACAGTAAACGAATAATAATGAGGGAAAAATGGAGAAAATTGGGATCACCCCAACAATATTTACAGAAAAATTTTGTTTTCCAATTTTGTAAACCAGTTATTTTCCATAAAGCAACTAAAGTAGGACCCACTGCAGGATTTTCTAACTGCTCAGACCACCCCGTAACTATACCTAAAATTGGTACATTTCCAACATCTGAAGCAGCGTTTCAGGCTTTCAAAGACATAAGCAACAAACACTATGTTAAAAAACAACAACAAGCTATATCCCCTAGTGTTTCAAAATCCCTAGGTAATAAAATTCAAGTTTGCGCTGAATGGAATGAAATGATGCATAAGATTATGTTTAACGTATTAAAATACAAATTCGAACAAAACGAAGATATTAGAATGAATCTAATAAATACTGGTCTTTCACCTATAATATTTTCATCCAAAACAGAATTGTTTTGGGGTAGCAATGAAAACGATGGACTAAATATACTAGGAAAACAACTAGTAAAAATCAGGTCCCATTATTTACTATCTTGATCTTATAATAAATTATTATAAGATTTATGAGGGTCTGTATGTTTTATACGGACAACTTGTTTTTACTGCTAGATTAGGTTGCTGTAAGTTGGGATGTTCATATTCTCCTGCTTTATCAGAAAAATCCCAAGTATTATCTAAAACAAAACTACGAGTCCATGTTTTATAATAAACCTCGTCCCAAGGACTATAAAATTTAGTATTGTCTGTTAATGCTGATGTACGAGGTGCACAACAAGAACCTCTTTGAGCATATGGCATTTATTTATAGTTATCTAAAATAATATTTTACTCTAATAAAATAATTATGCGTTCTATGAATAATATAATGAGAGATCCTAATCAGGATTTTCCAGAATATGAAAGAGCAAAAGTACCAATGACTAACGGTCATAATCAATACTTAGAAATAACTTCGATGAGACGTGATAGAACCCAATATCCTGATCCTGGATCTTTCGTAGCAGAAGTATCTCAATCAGGTGCCAAGGGTCCAAGACAATCTTTAGATCCCGTATGTAAATCTGCCCCCGAAAAAGTTTGGGCTAGTAGTGCTTTTCAAGCTAAAAAAGACGCCGTAGCTCCAACCCCCGCTAGAGGAATACTTGTAGTACAATTAGATACAATCCCAGGATCTGTAGGTCCTCCCGCAGTTAGATTAGGTAACGCGACTGGAAGTATAATTTTAGAAATAAACACTAAGGATAAAGTCAATACATCCGGTTTAGCTTCCTTACAATTAAGAGAAGACTACTACGTGGGGGCAACTTTGAATCTAATGACAGCTGCATCAGCTAACCCACCAACACTACCAACCGAATTTGAACCAAACTCAGCCAGAAGAATTATTGAATATAAATACCTTGGAGATGATAGGGCAGAAGTTACTATTGCAACTGGTTTTGGCGTTGCATTAATTCCTGGTACATCTCGTTTTGCAATTATAGATCCAACAGATCTAAATGGTGAGATGTTCAGGGACCCCCTATTCTTCGTTCCAACAGCACCTTCTGCAAGTAATTATTACGTGAATAGTGTACTATACAACCAAACAGTATGTCAATCTAGACCAATTAAGTTTTTTGATGGGGTTACTAAATTATTAAGCATTGATACTTCTGGTTCAAGGGCTGCAACTAGCAATTCGGGACCTCTAATCGATTCTGCAGGTACTCAACTTTGGACAGTAAACGACGTACTTTCAATTAGAAGGGAAAGACCGATTGTTGATTGTTCTAGATTAAATTATCAAACTAGTGTTACTGACTTTCGAAATTATAATAATTTTTCTTTTAATTTACCAATAGCAACAGCTGTTACATTAGACGAAAATGTTGTATGGGGTTCCTTCCTAGAGATATTAATATCAGAATATATTGGAGTTTCACTAACTGCTGTAACTTCTCCTGCCGAGGTTCAAATATCTGCAATAACAGAAGCCGGCACTGGTGTTGTTCTAACTAATTTTAGAGATTATTGGAATGGAACTATTATGAGAGTGACTAGTGGCGCTGCCGAGGGACAAATAGAAACAATCATTGATTATGATAATACTGGTAGGAGTTGTAATTTAGGTAACTACATTGTTGATAATCCTGGATTAAAAACAGTTACCCCCCGAGAAATAGGATTTAACCCTCCACCACTAGCAGGTACTACTATTTCATTAGAATCTCCCCAAGAATCTAGACGTATAGTTAAATATGTTAATTGGGGACAAGGATCTCCGATTACAGCCCTAGGGGGTTCTATTAACACCATAATTTTCCCTAACACTGGTGGTTCTAGGGGTCCTCCAGCAGATCATCCTGTTCAAGAAAATAATTATTATAAGGATTTGTTTATTACTATAGTTAATGGCGGTGGTGGACCTGCAGCAAATGAAGTGAGATTAATAAGTGATTATAGACTTACATCTGTTGCAGGATTTACAACCCAGCAATGGGTAGCTACAGTATATGTTCCTTTTTCTGGAATAGTAAACAATACAACAACTTTTTCAATAACTTCTGGAAAAGTAGATCCTCCATTTAAACATTCTATAATTAATCATAATTTCCTAATACTGCAATGGTCTTATGATAACAAATTCCCATTTAT